AAAGAGAAGGCTACGTATCAATGAGTAAAGTTGGTTTGATACTTGCCCAAGATGAAGAACGAAGAGCAGAAAGATAAGAATGAAAAAAGTAGATTACAGCCCTGCCTACCTAGAAGCAAAGAAATGCTTAGAGCTAGCGCATGATGCGTTAACAGCAGGTAAGTTCCAAGATGCCTATGACCATTGTTTAAATGCACAGGCTGAGATGCGGTTGATGAGCACGGCGGTTAAGTCTTGGATACCTAGGAAGGACGATTGATGAGCGATTTAAAATGGTCGTACTCGTCCTTGGGTTTGTTCCAACAGTGTCCTCGTAAGTATTATCACTTGCGTGTTGCTAAGGATATTAAAGAACCTGAGACCGAAGCTATCCTATACGGCAAGCGTGTACACGAGGCGGCTGAGTTTTATATCGGTAAGGGCACACCGTTGCCACCACCGTTTGAACAGTTCAAAGAAGTGCTAGATATGTTGAAGAACATCCCAGGGGAGAAGCTATGCGAATACAAGATGGGGCTAACAAAAGATATACAAGCGTGTGGTTTTTTCGACGAGAACGTATGGTTCAGAGGAGTCGCAGACTTAGTCATCATAAACGGGGATACAGCACGGGTTATTGATTACAAAACTGGTAAGTCATCTGAGTTTGCTGACGTCAAGCAGTTAGAGTTAATGGCGCTGGCTATCTTTAAACACTTCCCAAAGGTGCGTAAGGTCAAGACTGGCTTGGTGTTTTTGGTATGCAACGACTTCGTGAAAGCCGACTTTGAAAAGAAAGACGCACCGCTCACATGGCTCAAGTGGATACAAGAGACCGACCGCCTAGAGAAAGCGCACGAGACAGGTGTATGGAATGCAAAACCTAACTTTACTTGCCGCAAGTATTGCTTAGTTAAGGAGTGTGAACATAATGGAAGAGGACATTACAGATGAATGAAGAAGACTTGAGAGATTGTTTTGCAATGTTTGCTATGTTAGGTATATTAATCCGTGGCGATGAAGTGCCTATAAAGACGGCTTATAACATAGCCGACCAAATGCTTGAACTAAGAAAGTATAAAGAAACCGAAGTTGGTATTGCATCAGTTAAACGAATGAGGAAAACAAAATGACGGAAGAAATTAAAGACGATAAGGCTTGGATTACCAAGTTAAGAAACTTTATGGTTGTATTGCTAGTGGGCTTTGCTCTTGGCACTATGGTTTCTAATGCTACATTTACCTACCACTTGCAACAAGACTGCGACACCATGAAGCAGTTCCGCATCGGTAAGTTAGCTTATACGTGTTTGGTGAAGTAATGAGCTGGGCTATTTTAATTTGCCTCATTGTGATTGTGTATCGCCTTGAGTGCATCTTGCAGGAGTTAAGGAAATGACGTTTTTAGTAGCTAACATACCACCCGTTAAATGTTTTGTGCGTAAAGAGTTTTTATATAACCACGAACAAGGACATGGTGAGCTAGAAGCGTGCGTGTGGATGACTGCCAAAGCCGTCAAAGGTCAAGCGTTCCGCATTGAATCTATGCTGACCAATTACGGTGCGTTGTATGACAAGTTGCCTATTAGTGCATACGTGTGGAAAGAAGTAACTGACCCGCTACCACTAGATTTTTTACAGATATGGGACTGCTTATCTTATGACATGGCTGTGATTGAGAAGTCTAATCTACGTGGACTCAAGGTTAAATACTTTGGTAAGGATAAGCAATTTCACTTTGGTAACTACTTGTTTACGATTGACTTTGCTAGCCCTGATGCTAACCGTCTAGATACTAGCTTTAGCGAAGGTGTTGAAGAGCACAAGTCGTACAACTTTATTAAGTTAGACAACGGGCAGTTTGCTTGCCAACCAAACAACAGATGCCTGTGGTATGACGTGTCACTTGTGCCTGCCGTACTTAAAACACCTGACTTCAAGATACCGACCGAGGTATATAGCGTAGAGAACCATGCCAAGTGGACTGCAAAAGATGAATGGTTTTATAACTTTGAAGAGTTAAACAAATGAAACCCAAGAAACCAAACCATGTTCGAGTGCTTGATTACGACGGCATGACCCAACAAGAAGTTGCAGATGAACTAGGCATTACAAGAAATGCAGTGCAACAGATTGAAAGACGTGCTTACAAAAAAGTTAAGCGTGCTTTAGCAAAAAAACTTAAACACATTACAGATTTACTATGACCCCGCAAGAACAACAGAAAGAAGAACGTGAACGACAAGAACGAAAAGACAGAGAACGAAACGATTAATCGAGAGCAGATTGTTTTATGGGCATTTGAATCGGGATTCCCGACAAACTATGCACGTAATGAGATAAGACGATTTGAAACATTCGCACGTCTTGTGCAGAGATACTTAGAAAGGGACTACAAATGACGTTAGAAACAGTAACAATCAACAAAGAAAAACCGAGCCTGATGATTGCAACACCTATGTACGGCGGTATGTGTACAGGTAACTTCATGGTGGGTGTATTACAAACCATCAACAAGATGCAGTCTATTGGGGTGCAGGTCTACTTTGTACAGATGGGCAATGAGTCTTTAATTACACGAGCACGTAACGAGCTTACTCGTATCTTCTTAGAGAAGAACTTTGATTACTTAATGTTCATTGACGCTGATATTGGTTTTGATGGGCAAGCAGTAGCTACTTTAATGGCGGCGGATAAAGACATCGCTTGCGGTATCTACCCCAAGAAAGAAGTTGACTGGGTTGCGGTTGAGAAGGTAGTTGCTCAAGGCAAGACTACAGGGTTGAAGGATTACTCAGGTGCTTTCGTATTAAACTTTGCGCATGAGCTAGGTCAAGAACTACATACAGACGAGTCAGGTTGTATCGAAGTGCGCCACGGTGGTACAGGGTTCATGCTTATCAAGCGTAAAGTGTTTGATGACCTAGCAGATAAAGTTCCTACATACAGACCAAGCACCGTTAAAGATGCTAACGGTAACTACCTCAAACCTGAAGTAAAAGAGTTTTTCGCTACAAGCATTGACGAATCAGGTTGCTTGTTGTCTGAAGACTACCACTTCTGCGAGTTATGGCGCAAGAACGGCGGTAAGATTCATGCTAACCCATTCATTAAGTTAGAGCACGTTGGTACATATGTATACGGTGGAGACATTATTAAAGCTGGGGGTAATTTAAAATGACAACAGTTTATTGGGCGCCATACAGTGCTAACGCTTCGTGGATAGATGTATTATTCTTTGAACCAGAGCCAGTACTACCACAAATAGTAAAAGATAGAGACTGTTCAAAGCATAGCCACTTTGCAAAGTGTCCAGCATTTCAGACGTACTACAGAAATATGTATTTAATAAGGGCGCCTATAGATATTGAAATTAAATATGATGCAGAGGGAAAATGTTTTTTTGCTGCTCCGCAGGCTCCTGAGTTTTTAAAAGCTAATGTAAACTCTAGACTAGAACAAATTGGGCCTAATGACCCGCCTTTAATCTCTCTAAACTTTTTTTATTTATTTATAGCAGAAGAAAAATGTGCCATCGAGCTATTACCAGTTACCCACCACGATACAAAAATAGCATCTAAGATAAGGCTTATACAAGGCACCTTTGATATATCAAAGTGGTTTAGACCCATTGATTTTGCGTTTGAGTTGTTAAATCCAAACGAAATTTTATACATTAAACGTGGTGACCCATTATTTTATGTGCAATTTGTTTCCGATAATAAAGTTAAACTTGAACGAAAAGAATTAAGCGCAGACGTAATAAGAGTTGTTGAGGGGTGCTTAGACGTTAAAAACGCTTTTAGCTTTCTTGGATTAACTAAAATGTACGAGTTAACCGCTAAATTACGCGCAAACCTTTGGTTTAACAAAAAGAAATGCCCATTTAACTGGAGAAGTAAATGAGCTTACCTGAAATTCATTTAGCCACAGACGGAGATTTAAACTATGCTCTATTTAAGCATAACGATGTTGTTAGCAATGGTGTGCGTAGTGGTGGCTATGAAAAAGAGCTCCAATCCATCTCATCGGAATTACTTGGAAATTTTACTGATGGTATTGTTATCGATATTGGTGCTAACTTGGGAAGTTATATTGTTCCTTTAGCCAAGCAACATCCGCATCTACAATTTGAAGCCTTTGAAGCCCAACGTATTATTTACTACCAACTATGCGCTAATACTTTCTTAAACCGATTGAGTAATGTGTATGCGCATAACGTGGGGTTAAGCAATGAAAAACGTATTACTAACTACGTACTACCAAACTACGCTGAAGAAACTAATATTGGAGCCTTTAGTATTGACTTTGATACTCGTGCAAATGGCTATGAAATTAAGTCTGAAGGTGTTACAGAGCGCATGATAATTATCCCGCTTGACGCAATGCAATATGAGAAGGTACGTTTAATTAAGATGGATGTTGAAGGGCATGAGCTACAGGTATTATTAGGCGCAGAACATACTCTCCGTGAGAACAACTATCCCCCAATCATATTTGAGGCATGGACATGGAAGTTCCCTGAGAAACGTCAGGCGGTGTTTGCCCACTTGGAAAGCCTAGGGTATGCGATTACGCAGATTGGGCAAAACAACTTGGCGGAATACAAAGGATAAAGGATAATGGGGTTTTAACACTACCCCGCAGGGAGTTTATATGCCATACGTTAATAAACCAAGACCTTATAAGCATGAGTACGAAACCTATGACGGCACAGAAGCTGTCAAAAAGAAACGTGCTCAACGTAACAAAGCCCGACGCATGATGGAAGCTGCTGGCAAAGTTCACAAAGGTGACGGCAAAGACGTAGACCATAAGACACCCTTATCCAAAGGTGGTAAGACAACGATGGGCAATCTATCTGTTAAAGCAGCTAGTGCTAACCGTTCGTTTAGCCGTAACTCGGACAGTAGCGTAAAAAAGAACAAACCAAAAAATGGAAATACTCGATAACAAAGCACTAGTAATAACGACGAGACGCCCTCACTTAGTAACCGAGTGCATCACTAAAAGCAAGATTATCGAATCCAATGGTGACTTACATAAGGTCGCTGTTCACTGGGGTTTGGACGAAGCTCAAGCCTTGGCTAAGCTTAAAGTCAAGAAGGTGCCATCCCCAATTATGCGTGACTACGATTGGCCAGGCGTGTTTCCCCCGATGTCGCACCAAAAGGATACCGCTGCATTCCTGACGCTAAACAAACGTAGCTTCTGCTTTAACGAACAGGGTACAGGTAAAACCGCATCGTCAATATGGGCGGCTGACTACCTAATGAAGCAAGATAAGATTAAACGCGTGTTAATTATTTGCCCACTATCTATCATGCAGTCGGCATGGCAAGCAGACTTGTTTAAATTTGCAGTGCATCGCAAGGTTGGATTAGCATACGGGGACCGCAATAAACGCAAGGCAGTTATCAACAGTGACGCCGATTTTGTCATCATTAACTACGACGGCATTGAGATTGTTGCTGAGGACATTATCTTTGCGGGGTTTGACCTAATCATTATTGACGAGGCTAACGCATACAAAACCCCTACGACGAAACGCTGGAAAACACTTAACGCTATTCTAAAGAGCCATGAGGACATGTGGCTGTGGATGATGACGGGTACGCCTGCGGCACAAAGTCCTACAGATGCCTACGGCTTGGCTAAGATGTGCGTGCCTGACAATGTGCCTAGGTTCTTTGGTGCATTCCGTGACCAGACTATGACCAACTTAAGTAAGTTCCGTTGGATACCTAAACCAAACGCAAACCAAGTTGTTTTTGATGCACTGCAACCCGCCATAAGATATACTAAAGAACAGTGCATTGACCTACCAGAGCTAACTCATGTTTTTCGGGACGCCCCCCTTACTCCGCAACAGACGAAATACTACAAAATCCTCAAGCAACAAATGCTTATGGTCGCCGACGGAGAAGAAATCTCCACAGTCAATGCAGCAACGAACCTCAACAAACTGTTACAGATTTCTGGCGGTGCTGTTTATTCTGACAATGGTTCTGTTATTGAGTTTGATGTATCTAACCGTCTACGAGTTGTTCAGGAAGTAATTGAAGAAGCAAGCCACAAGGTGCTTGTTTTTGTTCCGTTCACGCATACAATAGAACTACTGAGAGAACATCTGAGAGGGGCAGGTATTAACTGTGAAGTTATTAACGGCGCCGTGCCAGTCAACCGACGCACTGAGATATTTAAACAGTTTCAGGAATCTGAATCACCACGTGTGCTTATCATACAGCCACAAGCCGCTGCCCACGGAGTCACACTAACTGCCGCTAACGTAATTATTTGGTACTCACCTGTTACTTCTATCGAGACTTACTTGCAAGCAAATGCACGTATACATCGTAAGGGACAAGTAAACCCAATGACGATTGTGCACATTAAGGGTTCACCCGTAGAGACAAGACTGTACGGTATGTTGCAAAATAAATTGGACATTCACTCAAAAATCATAGACTTATATCAGAGTGAAATATCCGAAGAAAAATAAATAAAAATACTTGACATGGTCAAGTTTATACACTAATATTATTTAACAGGCGCTAGACCTGATTAACTTAAAGGAAAAACTTATGGACGATAAGCCATCAGTCGAACAACTCGTCTCTATCTACACCAAGATATACACCAAGCGTGAGGAAGAAGAACGTGTTTGGCAAGCTAGAGAAACAGAACTTACAGAACAACTCGACCTAGTCAAGCGTGAGTTACTTGATATGTGCAAAGAGAATGGCGTTGATAGCTTAAGAACTAAAGACGGCACACTAATTCGCACAATCAAGACACGGTATTGGACTAATGATTGGGAACACTTCCACAGGTTTATGTTGGAGTGGGAAGCCCCTGAGTTGTTAGAGAAGCGCATTCATCAAAGCAACATGAAGCAGTTTTTAGAAGATAACCCCGGTACGCTGCCAACCGGTTTAAATATGGATAGCGAATACACAATCACAGTAAGGAGAAGTAAATCATGAACGGATGGGAACCAATCAAAGACGTACCTTTGATGCTAGAGGAATCTGAAAAGAACAATCTAGAGGCAATGATGCTTTCGGCATCAAAACCTAAACGCATTAAAACAAAGCTACTTGATGACCCAGTCAATAGCCCAGCGCATTACACAGTTGGTGGCATTGAGACTATTGATTACATCAAAGCAAAGTTAACACCCGAAGAATTTATTGGGTACCTAAAGGGTAATGTGATTAAATACACATCCCGTGCAGGAAAGAAACAAGACACGATACAAGATTTAGAGAAAGCACAGTGGTACATGAGTCGTCAAATTAAAGAACTTAAAGGAGAAGCAAAATGAGTGAATTAACATTGTTTAACAGTAACTTACCCGACTACTTAAAAGAGGTACAACTAGATGACGTTACTAGGGCTCTTGCAGGTGGCGGTGGCAGTAAACGTATTTCTTTGCGTGGCGGCAAGTTCCGCATGGTTGTAAACGGTGAAGAAGTAATGACAAGCAAGAACGATGAGTTAGAAGTTGTTATTGTTAACGCAGCTAAAGACGTATCACGCCAATTCTATGGCTCTGCGTATAACCCTAAAGTAGACGCTACTCCGCCTGACTGCTGGTCTAACGACGGTATTGCACCGGACAAGTCTATCAAAGAAGCTCAGCATCACAACTGCGCCGAGTGCCCACAGAACATTAAAGGTTCAGGTCAAGGTGAAAGCCGTGCGTGCCGCCACTTCCGTCGCTTGGCTGTTGCTATGGCACATGATGTTACTGGTGATGTTTATCAGTTGCAGTTGGCATCTAAGTCTATCTTTGGTAAAGGTGATTTAGAGCACATGCCGTTTGAGCAATACGCTAAGTATGTTGGTGCACAGGGCTATAACCTAAACACGTTGGTTACTCAGATGCGCTTTGACGAGACTAGCGACACAGCCAAGTTGTTCTTCAAACCATTGAAGTTCTTGTCTCGTGAAGATTGGGAAGCAGCTAAGAAACAGGGCGACACACCTGCCGCTAAAAACGCTAT